GGCCTGGGCGTCGGCGAATCGCCCCCGCGCGTTCCGCGGCCCGCCGCTCCATCAGCTCGGCGATCTGCCATTCCGGCCGCAGATGCCCGTCGGCGTCGCGTGAAACCGCCTGGTAGTCCTCGAGCCAGTCGTAGACGTAGCCGGGCGGCGTGTAGTCACGAAACGGCACCGCGATACACCGGCAGTGATCGTGGCCGCGCACATCGGGGCGGTGCGGCGACGCCAGCGCCGCGCGCCGCGACCGATACAGGCCGGGAGCGCCCGCCTCGTCGAACGTCAAGGCGCGGGTGGCGAGCATCCGGCAGAACCCGCAAGCGGTAGCGCTCGCGTACCGCACCCAGCCGACCCGATGCCGTGTCGAACTATCGGCGATGGTTCGCCGTGACGAGGTGAACACCGAGCGGGTCGATACGCCCTCGATCGCGCCAGCCGGGTCGCGCCGCGACAGCGCCCACCGCGCCGACCGGGATAGCTGCTCACGTGACGGCAGCGCGGGCGGTGTCGGCGCCAAACCGGTGATCTCGCGGAACCACTGCGCCGACAGCACCCCCGACGCCGACACGTGCGGGGCGATGGCGTCCGGGTAGCCGTCCGCCACGTAACGGTAGGCGTCCGGGGTCGGGAGCTCAATCGCGCGGTGAACGAGCGCCTTCGACACCGCGGCGGCGTTGTCGGCGATCCGGGCTAGCGCGCCCTGAAACTCGGGCACCCCGAGTTGGGTCATCAGCCCTCGACAGTGCTCAGCGCCTCAGACAGCGGCGGCGCCGGGGCCGGGGCCGGGGCCGGCTGGGACAGCAGTGCCGACACCAGATCACGCGCCGCGCCAGCACGAATCGCGTCCTGAATGGTCACCACCTGCTGCTGCGTCATACCCGGCACGAGATGCAGCAGGTACTCGATCGGCACACCCGCGCCGGCGAGCTTGGTGATCCCGTCGACGACGGCGGCGAACGCGCGGGCCTCGGTGTCGCGCCAAATCACCTCGGCGGCCTCGTCATCGAGCATCGTGTCGGTGATCGGCTCGGCGAGGTCGATCAGCCCCGCGTCGGCCATATTGCGTTCCATCTCCAGCGACAGAAGCAGAACCTGCTCCCACGACTCGCCGAACGATTCGCGTTTGGCAACCAACTTGCGCTGCTGGTTAGCCTCGGCCGCGGCCAGCGCCTCGGCGGAGATGTTCGCCATCTTGCCGGTCACCTGGCTCGGTGAAATCTGCGCCACCATCGCCACGTGCTGCAACATCTCGTCCAGCACAGCGTTGTACGGCTCCACCGATGCGGGGGCGAAGCTCTGCGCCCGCACATCGGCGTCTTCGAACGTCCACACCCGCATCGCCGACGCTTTGAGCACCTGCTCACGCGAGCCAGTCCACCCGCTGATGACCTTCTGCGGCCACGCGCCGTGGCGGCACACGATCAGCCGGTCGAAGTTGACGTGGTTGATCGCCTGCTGGATAGCGATGAGCGGGGCGACCTCGCCGACGATCATGTCGTCGGCGTCGCGCGCGTTGACGAAACGCACCACCGGGCACACCGGGCGGCCCTTGTAGGTGGCGTGATGCTCGAAACGTTCGGTCACGTCGACGAGCGTCAACGGGCGCGTCGTCACCTCTTTCGTCTCGGAGTCCTGAAGCGGCCCGAAGTCGAGTTTGTACGCGAACCGCGCATCGTAAAGCATCCCGTAGCGGTGCGGGCGCGCGTTCTTCTTGGTCACCCACCACTCGACCGCGTACTGCGGCCACGCGTCGATGACGGGATCTTCGTACACGGCGAGCAATTGGCGTGGTGAGCGGGTTCGCCACACCGGCCCGTGCTCACTGGGCAGCACCGTCACATATGCCGGCCCGTACGTGAGCGCCGGGCGGTAGACTTCGGCCTGCCTGGCATCCATGCGGTTGCGCTGCCAGTGCCGCCACGCCGGGTGATCTCCGACGCGGCCGCTCGATGAGCGGTACCCAACCACCGACAGGTTCTGCGCGAACGCGTCTCGAACCAGAACGAGCACGTTCTTGACGGACAGCCTGGCGAGCTGCTTGATCTCTTTCGTCGCGCCATCGGGCACCTCGGGCACACCAAGAATCCCCTTGGTGTAGCCGTAGATGGTGTCCAGCCACCCGAGCTCGGTGACGTGCAGCCGCCACAAATCGCCGACCAGTGAGCGGATAGTTTCGTCGCTCATCTCATCGCCGGCCTGATCCGGCTCAAGGTAGGGCTCGGGGATCACCGGAGCAGTCACAGCATCCCCTCTCTGTAGGTGGTCGTTACACGAACGTCGCGCCGCTGACTCGTGTCCCAGCGGGGCGGCGCGCCTCGGCGGCGCCGAGCAGCGCCAGCACGCAGGCGACGAGCGGATAGATCATGGCGGTCGGGTCGCGGCGATCCAGCCCCCAGCCGCCGGCGTCGCGGATTGGCCGCTTGCGGGCGCCCTTGAGCGCGTCGGTCAACATCTGCTGCCCGGCATGAGTGAGCGTCCCGGTCTTGCAGGCGTCCTCAAACAGGCCGCACGCCTTCGCCATATCGGCGGCGCGGGTGATCCGCACCCGGACCCGACGTGTCTTGAGTTTCGGCGCCAGCGACGCCGCAGGCGACGCCGCATCGATCAGCACAGGGATACGGCGGCCGGCGTGCGCGACGATCCACTCCACCGCCGCATGCGGGTCGTTGCCGGCCCACACCTGCTCGATGTGATAGCCGTCGTCTGAGCGGGTGTCGGCGTCGAGCATCCGCCACGCCGCACCCACGCTGATGTCGCGCCCGTGCGACATGTCCACACCGAGCGCATCCGGTCGCGCGTCAACATCGGGGCCTTCGTCGAGAAGATCACCCCACAGCGCCTGTTTGATGATCTGCTCGTGGCTGGCGTGCTCATCCCATATACCCATCGCCTCGCGGCGAAACGAGTCCTCCGATAGCGCCTTGCGCATCCGCTGAATCGCACGGAGCGAGGTTCGGTGCGGGTACGACGGGTTCATGACCGGGTACACCGATTCGTCGTCGGGGTCAGCGTCCCGCGGCGCCCCGATCTCCAGCCACCCGACCCCCGACTCGCCGTCGAGCGCGTCCTGCCGCAACTGGGTGAACACCTCGCCGGGGTCGGTGGGTTTCGGCGGCGTGCCAGCCAGGATTATCAGCGGGTTCGGCGCCGTATTGGTTGCCGGCACCATGTCGTCCATCGCAACCTCGGTGAGAATCTGCGCCTCATCGAAGATGAGCAGATCCACACCAGCGAAACCACGACCGAACCCGCGTTCACGGGCGCCGAACAGCACCCGCGACCCGTTCACGAAGTGCACGCCTTCCTCGCCGCGGCCGAGGCTGATATTCCGCACGTAGGGGGCGATCTTCGGGTGCTGCGCCATGCCCTGCATCGCGCGGAACACCTCGGCGGCGGTGCGGGTGCGGTGCGCGGTCCAGATAGCCGTCAACGGCCGCTGAGACGCGATGCACAACCCGAACACCGTGCCGCCGACGAAATGTGTCTTGCCGGTCTGCCGGGGAATGCTCATCCCCCACATGTCGGCCGCGTACAACCCGTACGCATTTTTGGCGAGCACCAGCCGGCCGAGGTCGTCCTGCCAGCGGTCGTAGGTGACACCGCAGTGCCTGCACGTTTCCCGCACCTGCGGCCAGCCCGTCGACACGATCCCCGCGGGGACGATCAACCGGCGGGCAACCTCAGATAGAGGTCGGGTCGAACTCTTCATCGGGTGTCGCCACCGCGGCGGCCACCGAGNCAGGCGCCGCCTCGGCGCGCTTCTCACGCTCCTGCGCGATCTCGTCGTTAATCTCGCGCAACCGCTTCGTCAGCGACGCAATGTCGGCCGCCCGCGTGTTCGGGTCGTCGATCTTCTGCGCAACTACGCGCCGCATCGCCAGCAGCATCCCGAGCGTGTCCTCGGTTTCCACGCTATCAAGCACGGACGCTGCCGCGGCACGCTTGCGCTGTGGTCTAGCAGCCATCGCTGTGTCTCCTGGTGGTGGTCAAGCTTCATACGGCGACGGGTCGGGGAACAACTCGCCCAACTGGCGGCGGAACGCCGGAAACGAGCCGTCATCAGTGCTGTGGAACGGCCGCGACAACCCCGCAGTGGTGTAGGCGCGCGGACCTATGTGCTTCACATCGCCCGCC